TGAATTTCCTCGTAATCATCGAAGACCGTATTCGAGCTTTTGCTTGCAACATCACTTTGAGCTTCATCGTTTTTCGATTTTTTACCAAAGTCTACTTCTTCGGCTATAATCTCTGTTGCATATCTGTTGTTGCCTGCCATGTCCTGCCACTTTCTGACAGTAACCATGCCCTTGACTTCTATACCGCTTCCCTTTTTGAAATACTTCGAGACAAACTCTGCTGTATTTCTCCAGCAAACAATAGTAATGAAGTCTGTCGTATCAGTCGCTGTTTTCGGTCTTTTTACAGCTAAGCAAAAAGAAGTAACAGGAACTCCCTGTGGCGTGTTTTTCAACTCTACATCAGTGGCTATATAGCCTGTCAGCACTACACTGTTCACGCTATCTCCTCCATATCATCATCTGACTTGGGCGGCAGTGATTTCGTTTCTTCAACTACATATCCATCTGTGTAAACAGGATAATCATCATCGGTAAATGACATCTGACCGTCATTTATCGGCTTCATCACATAGTCCTGAATAGAATCATCCCAGACGAGTTCGTAATCACCGTTCAGTGTACCTGACTCCTGATTCTTGATTTGCATAACCGAGCTTATCTTGTGGTCGAATCTCGGGTTCTGGATTGTTTTCATAGCGGCTGGATTCGGTGAATCATAATCAGGCACAGTCTGCTCTGTAAGGCTTATATTGAGCTTCAGTGTGAGTGTGGCTTCATCGCTACCCTTGGTTTGCATATTCCCGAGCGTTCTCTTCAGGATCTTGTTAAAATCTCCCTTCATTTTCTCAAAAGCATTGCTGTCAAGTGTGAGCACAAGTACATTTTCATTCATAGTTTTTTCCTCCAATTTAATCATTTTGATGTTTAACTTAGTAATTTGAGCCGTTTTTGATATAGTTAAGTTCTCTTGATATAGCTGTTCCTGCACCTTTCACAACAGAAATCGCGCCATTCACCATTAACCTTACACGATACCCAACCGATGCTTCTCAGCAAGTTCTGTGCAGCTTTGAAGTTTGGGTTGTTGTCTTCAAAATCGAAATTTTCCTCTGCACTGCAATTGTCGCAAGTACAGACAATTGTTCCGACCCCGTACAGTTCACTCCATTCAATTTCTTTACTCACAGCTGTCCTCCTCACCCCAAAACTCTTTTTCGTAGTCGCTGCCGTCAAACATTCTGTTCCAGTCTTTCATCGGGACGGAGCGTTCATCTGCCCTGAACAGAGTCCCACGCTCAATCTGGATGATCGCATAGCGAATCTGCCATGACTGGAAAAAGCTTCGATGGAGAACTTTGTCACGGAAGAACACCACATCCTGCCTGACCAGTTCCTCTAGGCAGGTGATACGAGAGCCTTTCTTATACTTGCCCATCGTTCTAAGCTCCCCTCGCAGTTTGAATAACGACCTGCACCCTTGGCATATCGGAATAAAACTTTCGTACTGTCGAATCGACAATCTGCGCATCATCCTTATAGGCTATATTGTTGAGGCTGTCAGCAATGATTTTCGTAACATTGTCAACATCAGGCTTCTTGATAGGTCTTATAGCCTCGCCAAGCATAAGCTCTCTTTTTCTTTTGCTCGTGCTTTTGGGGATACCGTAAAAAGCATTGATTATCAGCTCTACACATTCATCGTCTCTAAATCTTGCTCCTCCGCATTGGCGCTCATACTCTAGCTTCACAAGATTTTCATATGTCGCAGTTTTTTCTGGCGTATAAGTCCTTACATAAGTAGAGTTCCTAACGAAACGAGGTCTGCCTTTGCCTTGCGGTTCTCCCAGAATCGAAAAACAAACTTTCACTTTTCCACCTCCTGTTCCTCTGCGTCTATGAAGTAAGTGTACGACTTGCCTGTAGCATTCTTCGCCTTACCCTGACTTACTCTGTAGTTGTTTTTGACGAGTATGGACGCTACGGTCAGTCTATCTTCTTCTTTGAATATTTTCAGCCTCATGCTTTTCCCTCCAGTAATTTTGACATCTCATCGTATCTCTTGGCTGCTGCTTTCATTCTCCAAGAGACACCTGTGAACTCTATGGGATAACAAAGCTCAAGCACCCTATCATAAATGCGCTTATAACGACGGTCAGAGCACCCATTCATCTCTTCGAGCGTAAGGTTGGTAGTAACAATCATCGGTCTTCCGCTGCGATATCTACCATCGATGATGTCATACACTATCTCAAGCGCATAGTCTGTACCTCTTTCTGCCCCCAGATCATCGAGAACGAAAAGCCTCGCTCTTTCAATCTTTTCTGCATATTCTTCAGCATCCATTTCTGATTTGAATCCTCTTGAATCTTTCAGAATCTTCACTGACGAGGTTGTATACACACTGACGAGGTTTTCCATAAGATAGTTCGCAATACAGCAAGACAACAGCGTTTTGCCTGTGCCAACACCTCCATATAAAAGCAGCCCCTGATTTCTCCTATACATTTCACTGAAGTTTTCAGCATATCTCCTACACTTTGCAATCTGTTCCCTGTTCTCAACACTCTCGGCAACAGAATCAAAACTGCATTTTTTGTACTTGTCATCCATGAGGCTGTTTCTCTTCAGCTGTTCCACGCGCTGTTTGCGTTTTCTCAATTCGTTGAGTTCTTCTTCGCGCTTCACACAATCGCAAGACACCGGAACTGTAATAGTTCTATCAGTCAGATTCAATCTAAACTGTTTCGGCTTTTTGCAAATCGCGCAATGAAGCAGACCGTCTTCTCCTATATAATCGGCTTCATTGGGCGGGTTTTTTCGCTGAGCGTCCTGTGCAATCTTGTTCAGGACAGCCTCATATCCGTTAGACTTCTCCATTGTTACACCTCCTTACTTGTATGCTTCGAAGGGATTCCCACCATCCCATTTGACTGCAATCGTTTTTTTGAGACCCGGATATTTTTTCTCACATTTCTCAACAACCCAAGTCAATATCGCTCTGTAATCGTCTTTGTAGCTCTTTCCGTTTGCAAGCTTATAGTTATTCAGCTCTTCTATGAGCTTCTTGGTAAACTCGTCTCCGTACAAAGCCACAAGTTTTTCCATTTCAGACGGGTACATTGAAACGCTCTCTGCGTACTTTGTCTTTGGGGGCTTTTTGCTTTTTGCCTTTTTCGCCTTATCTTCGTGCGAGGGTTCAGATTCTGACGGCTTTGGAGACTCATTTGCGGTTTCTTTTTTGCTGCTCTTTTCCCGTTCCCTTTCAAGTCTCTTTCTGACCTTATCCTTTTCTCGCTTGTCCAAATATGTGTACCAGTATGACTGCCACTCCTGCCAATCATGCACATATAGGCTTCCATCTTTCTCGTCCAACCACTCGCACGAAATCAGGGCGTTCACTACTGTTTCCGCATTTAGATGATTGCTAAGTATCGGTTTCATAACACTTGCTATGTCATCTTTATCCGTATTTTCAAGCAATCCAGTAATGTCTGTATTCTTTCGCGCCCAAAGCCAAAGATAGGTTAAGATTCCAAGCGCCTCTGCCTCAGAACACTTTAGCTTTTTCCTCAATCCTCTAAGCTTGCCTCCAAGCACTTCATCGTGTACTGCAATCCAAGGCACTTAGCTCACCTGCTTTCTTTGAGAGGCACAACTTTTCATTGTGCCCCTCATGTTTTTATTCTGCGTACTGCTCGTTATAAGAAATCTGACTATCGAGCGCTCCCATAATACGGTCATAGGTCGATTTCGTCATGTTCGTGGTTGACGACAAACCTTCGTCTGCAAGAAGACGCTTTATCACTTCGTTACCAGCGTCATCTCCAAACGCAGAGTGAGCTTTCGCAAACAAAACTTGTCTGTCTACTTGTGTGATTACTTCTTCAGGCGCACTGCTTTCAATCACTGTGCCATTCTGACCGATTACCTCTCCATACTCGGCTGGTGCAAGTTCTTCAGCAGTGTACAGTCCCTCATAGTCTTTCGGATACGCTTCTCTCAAGCACTGGCTTATTGCAACCTTTTCTATCATCGTGCAGGGCTTTTCTTTCCAGATTGCGTTTCCTTTGTTGTACTCATTGAAGCCAACTTCTTTAAAAGTCACGACCTCTCTTTCACCTTTAAGCTTATGGACTCTGCACCACCCTCCAACAAGCTGTTCTGTCGGATACAGGCAAGCTCCGGTCTTCTGTACTATCTCGCCACTTGTTCCTCTGCAAACGACTATTCCGCTTTCTGTGTAAAGGTGTGCAGGATTCTCATCGGCTCGTCTCTTATATGTGTCATAGCCAACAACCATCTGAGCCGGCTGGCTTCCGAACTTGATAAGATAAACCTCTCCCGTCACAAACGGATTGAGTCTTTGCGCCTGACACATCTTAACAAAAAGGAACACTTCCTGATCGGACACATTGCCATTACCCTTGACCAGATATTGCTTTACGGTTTCGGCATCCAGCTGTACTGCTCCAAGTGCGGTTTCATAATTGACCGCCATCAAATCGTTTGACATCTTTTTATGACCTCCTGAAGCTCAGTTTAGTGGTTTCTTGATAGTTTATGCCCGCTATTTTTATAGTGCCTTTGGAGGCTCTTATAAGCTTCATAATGGCGCTTGCATCCACCGGGCGAATAACCACTCCTGCGATTTCTGTTGGGACTTCGGCTTCTTTGATATTGGTTATCTCCCAATCCTGCTGAACACTAACGCCTTTGGCTTTCGGCGTGTCGGCATCAATCTTCACGAGCCTTGCGGCTGTATCAGCTATCTCCGCATCAAGCATAGCAGTCATGGCACCTGATTCGTTGCCATTTTTCTCTGCATCGGCAGCTTCTAACAGTTTTCTATTGGCTTCTTCCTGTGCTAAAAGTCTGGCTGCCTCCTCGGCTGCCTTTCTTTCCTGCTCTTTCTTCAGAACATAAGCTCCCATCGAGTCCTTCAGAATCTTCTCAGCCTGTTTCAACGGAGCAAGCATCTGCTTCTCTCTGTCACATATCTGTTTATGTGCATCGTGAGCTGATTTCTTCATCGGCGCAAAGAACTCTGAAACCTCTGCCATTTTCTGCTTCAAGAGTCTGCCGAACTCGGCAGCTTCAGAATACTCATCGTCGTTTTTTACTACAATTCTCTCAGCTTCAGTCTCTATATTAGAGACCTCAACAGCAAGCTTGTCTTCTCCTGCCACCATCTGAGGAGAAACAACAGCTACTATTGTTTCTAAGCTATTATTCATTCAAGTTTTCCTCCACTTGTATTTTTGTATGTGACCGTACACGGTCAACAGAGCACCGAAAACTTCCCAGCTTTCGTTGTCGTTTTTCTGATAAAAGTACCAGCTGTACTTGCCGTCACTCTTCAGATGCAAAATTGCTTTGCCATCGAACATAAGTCCATGACTTTCATACGCTTTGGCATACGCTTCGAGCTGTACGCCAGTCAACATCTTATTAACAGTTGCTGAAGTTTTGAAGTCTACCAATATCAAATCGTCGCCTATTCGCACTGGCATATCAGCAGTTCCCGCATACCTCAAGTATTTGTGATACACTCTGCATTCATTGCCGAGGCTTTTCGGACTAAACTCACGCCACCAGTTCTTAAACGCTCTGAAATAGCCTTCATACAATGGATCCAAATCGACGATTCCGAATCTACTGTAATTCTCGATAGCATTGTGAACCGCAGTACCTCTTGCCGCCGCCCTATTCAAAACTTCTTCATCCACACCGCTATAGCAAGCTTGTGAAAGCGGCTTCATGATAGAGCTGACTGACGGTATAAACTTACCATCGAGACTGTATCTGTGCTTTTCTTCTTCAAAATCAAGCTCATCAAAAACTGGAATTTCTGTCACAGGAATGTTTACTTTGCACATATCAGTAATCCCCTCCACAGGCGACTCCTTTTGTAGCACCGTTTTCAAGCAGCAGTTCTACAGCGACATTTTCTATGCAGTCATAAAGGTGATAGTAATCACCATCAATCTCCACATATTCTTCTCCATCCACTATGTCCTCACCACAATACTTGCAGGTGTATACAGGCGTTGCTTCATCAGCGTTAGGGCAACTTGACGGACAAAAAGTCTGTCCACATATTGCACACATCACTATCACTCCTTTCAATACTAAAAATAGCTAATAGCCATTTCCTGCATACGCATCACCAACTCGCTACAGTACAGGATTGGAAGATAATCATCATCCTTGCCTATACACTTCATTTTTCTAATGCAGTGTCCGAGTTCATCGAGTGCCACATCATCTGGTATCCTGCATCCAAGATTTTCTTCTGCTTTTTTCTTTGCTTTTACAAGATCCGGCAAAACAGGCAGCAACATACTCACTTTTCATCACCTCCATTCGTTATGACTCTGATGTTGACCTTTTTGACGCCCCATTCGAGAGCCTCTTCATGACTATCGAAGTAGACATCAATCTTGTTTTCCACGATTGCCGCACCCTTGTCCTGAACTTCAAAAGTGCCGTAACCTTCCATCTCTATTACAGTGCCTTTTGGAAGAACATTCCAATCAGCAGCAATCGTCACACCTTGAACAGCCTTCTTTCCGGAAGCTGTGTAAACTATTTCATTTCCATCACTATCGAGTGGTCTGTTGTCTGCATATCCGTCGCAGCACTTTTTGCATGAGCAATAAGCCGTCGCTGTAAACTGCATCCACTCATAGTTCTCTTTTGTCTCGTTATCTTCCTTTTGCACATCACACGCTATAAGTTCTTTGTCATCGTGCGAGTAGCCGCTTCTTTCAGCCGTTTCCACTGCGGTCGTTTTGGTTTCATTATGTACTTGCTTTGCAGAAACTGGTTTGTCGAAAATCTTCATCATCAGCGCCCCAACGATGACACCCGCCAAAAAGATAGCAAACGCTATCATTCTCAGTTCCTCTTTAATTTGTCTTGCTCTCGTATCGTTCCGTGAAGATGCCAATTTTAATTCCTCCAATTCGATTTAATGCTTTCTCTAATTCGTTGTCATTCTTTATTCCAAACTCGTCCGAGAGGTACTGACGCATTTCACTAACTGTCATTTCTATCAGCACCCTTTCGTCGAGATTCAAACAGCATTAGCTCTTCGATGCGAACTCTTAACTCATCGAAATAATTTATAATTCCATCCATTTGACTTTTTTCATCATCATTAACTCTTCCATCTGTCGCTATTCTTGTTAGCGATGTCATCATTCCACTGAGCTTTTCACTGTTGAGCAAGTCAATAAGGCATACCGTTGTGTGCTCAAGCGACTGAATCTCAGTTGCCGTTGTTCTTCTACAACCTATCGGGCATTCTGTTGCGCAGTAACTATTTTGTAATTGCGGAGCGTTGTACAGGTCAGCCATAAGCACTACCTTATCAACAGGCACTACCTTTGTGTTACCCAATTCATAATCAGCAAGCGAAGAGACAGAAACACCAATCATTTCGGCTGCGCTTTCTCTGCTATTCAGTTTGTCGTTGTATTTTGCAGCCTCTTTCCTACAGCGGAAATAGATGTTTTCATTAGGCTTCATACAGTCCTTTGCCATTCCCAAATGCCCTCCTTCGTGTTACAATAATTACAGATTTGAAACGCAGCCGCCGCAGTTCTTACTGAACGGTAATTTTGAGTCAAAAAAAATAGTGCTCATCTGCACAGGTGATAGATCGAGGTCATTAACAACCAGTTCTATTTCGCTTGGAGTAAACTTAACATCTCCGCGCTCTTTTTTCGCGTAAGAGTCATTGGACTTGCCAATAACTTTTGCCATATGCGCTGTATCTTTCCCCTGACCTATTCTAATAGACCTCAATGCGTTGGTGTTCATGCCATCCACCTCCATTTTGTAAGATTTTTGGGAACATCGTTATTTTAACTTACTGTTCAGTAAGTTGTCAAGCGTAAATTATAAAAAAATTCTGAAATTCGGAATTTTTTTCTGATTTCAATAAGATTATGCTATGATTGGAAAGAGGTGAACTACTATGCCAGATTTTGGAACAACTTTGAAAAACTTATTAGACGACCGAGGCATAAGCCAGAAATGGCTTGCCGATGCTGCCGGAACAAACGAAGCAACAATAAGCAGATATGTTACCGGAACAAACAAATCATCGCGGCTTGACATTCTTGCAAGCATTGCCAAGGCTCTAAATGTGTCAACCGACTATCTTCTCGGAATCACAGATGTACCGCAAAGAAAATCGGAACTTACAGCTGAAGAGTTTATACTTATATCTGCGTTCCGTCGAGCGTCTGAACGTGACGCAAATATCATTTGGTCTATTCTCGGGACATATCTTACTCCGAGTGAACACGAACTCATAGACGCACAGCAAGAAAACAAATAACAAAAAGGAGATGCATTATGAAAAAGTTCGTATCGTTTTTAGCAATCATCGCGTTATTGGTAATTCCACTTTCCGCTTGTGATATCGATTCTTTGATATCCGACACGGACACATCGTCATCAGAACCATCAACATTGCAAGACGAAAATAATAACAGCGATTCGTCCACCGACAAGAACAGTGTTGAAACTACATCAGAGCTGGTCGGCAAGGAAAAGTTCGAATATGTTGTTCAAAATGACTTCAAAGGATGCAAATGCGAAACTGACTATATGGAGAGTGCTAATATAGTGAACTACACTGTTCAGTATGATTCGTTGCTTAGCCTCAAATACGATGTAAGGTCTATGCAACTTTCCATATACAACACACTCAAAGACCTCAGTGATTCGAAGAATATCAGCGTAACATTCAAAGTTCTGTTTCCTGTTACAGACGACTATGGCAACACATCGTATAGCAAGGTTCTTTTTGCTCGCTATTCATCCGAAACACTGGCAAAAATAAATTGGGACAACTTCATCTCCGACAAAATCGACAACATCGCCGATACTTTTGAGATAGATTCACAACTCAAGCAATATATCCAGTAACGGGTCTTCATACTACAAGATAAAGCGCGAAGAAAAAAATCTTCGCGCTTCATTAACTCAGAGGGTTACAAATGAATCAAGACAAATTAACCGATAAACTATCATCTCAAAAATGTGCTCTTTATATTCGTGTTTCCACTCATTGGCAGGTCGATAAAGCCAGTTTACCTGTTCAGCGTGAAGACCTGATTAACTACGCTAAATACGCTCTTGGTATCGACAAATACGAAGTATTCGAAGATGCTGGCTATTCTGCCAAGAACACTGACCGTCCGTCTTTTCAGCAAATGATGGCTCGACTCCGTACAGGCGAGTTCTCTCATCTACTCGTATGGAAAATCGACAGGATCTCACGAAACCTACTCGACTTTGCCGGAATGTACTCGGAGATAAAGAAGCTTGGTATAACATTCGTTTCTAAAAACGAGCAGTTCGACACATCAAACGCTATGGGCGAAGCTATGCTCAAGATTATTCTGGTTTTTGCCGAGCTTGAGAGGAACATGACTTCTGAGCGTGTTACAGCCATCATGCTCTCACGAGCAAATAATGGTCAATGGAACGGCGGCAAAGTTCCGTTCGGGTATGACTACGATAAAGAAAACCGAACATTCACAATAAACGAGGCTGAAGCGTCTGTTGTCAATCTCATCTATGATGCTTATGAGGCAAACAATTCTCTTCTAACTGTTTCAAGGACTCTTAACGAAAAAGGCTTGCTTTCCCGTAAAGGTTCTCCATGGACTCCTACCACTATATCCATCATACTAAAAAACCCTTTCTACATCGGAGTATACAGGTACAATTATCACGACGAGACAAAGAGCGGTGGCAACGCGAGAAGCACACAGTTGAAAAACAAGTCAGAGTGGATTTATGTCAAAGATCACCATCCTGCTATCATAGATGCCGAACGCCAAGCCCGTATCATATCACTACTCGAGCGTAATCGCAGAAGCAACAAAGATTCTGCTAAATCGTATGTACGCAAGAACACTCACATCTTTGCAGGACTTCTCTATTGTGGCTGTTGCGGTTCTCAAATGCAAAGTACAATTGACCGTGAACGCTCTGACGGATACAGACCATCCATCTACGCTTGTACAAGAAAAAGACGCTTCAACGATTGCGATAACAAGTATATCTCAGATGTAACAATCGCGCCGTTTGTTCTTAACTATATAGCAAACATCTTGAAAGCTCAGAACAACTTTGGAAAATCAACCTCCATTGAGACTTTCGAGCGCAAGCTGTTGCGAGGTAAGATGTTCGAAGATGTCGAACACATTGAACGCATTGGACTTACAGAAATGTACGACATTTTGAAGCGAGGAAATCTCTCTGACGCTGTTTACTCAACTCGTCTGCAAGGTACAATAGACGAGCAAGCAATAATTGACGAACGCAACTTGCTCTCTGTAGAGAAAAGAAAAAAAGAACGGGCTTTAGCGCGCCTCAAGTCCCTATATCTGTACAACGACGATGCAATCTCTGAGCGTGATTACATCATTGAGAAAAAGACGCTCACAGATTCAATAGAAAGAATCGATAAGCGTCTGGAAGAAATCGAGCGTAACAGTTCACAGCATTTCACAATGACAGATGATGAGTTTATGACCAAGGCATCAGTCTTCATCATGACACACCATCTCCAAGGAAAACGCTACATTGAATTTGAAAAACTGATACGAAAAATCGACAGCAGAGTCATCAAAGATTTCGTGTCATCCGTGATTCAAAAAGTTGTTATAAAAAATGGGCGTGTCATGTCGATACGCTTCAGAAACGGTATTGAGCACAATTTTTTGTACAAAACATGACAAGATAAAAAACGCCGGAAGCCCTTGATACATTAGGGTTTCCGGCTTAAATTTTTAATCGACTACATCCTGCTTAGAATAAGCATCGCATCGCCAAAACTGAAAAATCTATATTTTTCCTGAACCGCAATTTTGTACGCGTTCATCGTGTTTTCATATCCGCAGAAGGCGGAGACGAGCATTATAAGCGTGCTCTCGGGGAGATGGAAATTAGTTATGAGCGCGTCGATGCACTTATACTGATATCCGGGATAGATGAATATATCCGTCCAGTCATCGTCGGCGCGTATCTCGCCGCATTTAGTCGCGACGCTTTCGAGCGTGCGGCAGCAGGTAGTTCCCACGGCAAAAACACGTCCGCCGTTTTTCTTCGTATCGTTTATGAGTTTCGCCGTAGCCTCCGGCAGCATATAATGCTCGGAGTGCATATGGTGATCCTCGACATTCTCCGCCTTGACGGGTCGGAATGTTCCGAGACCGACATGGAGGGTGACGAATCCGACGCCGACACCCTTTTCGCGCAGGGAGTCAAGGAGTTCGGGAGTAAAATGCAGCCCTGCTGTCGGTGCGGCGGCGCTGCCGCGCTCACGGGCATAGACAGTCTGATATCTGTCGTTATTTTCGAGCTTCTCTGTTATATAATGCGGCAGAGGCATCTCGCCTATCTTATCGAGTAGCTCAAAGAATACGCCGTCATATGTGAACTTAGCAAGGCGGTTGCCGTCCGGCAGAACGTCAACAATCTCGGCAAAGAGCATATCATGGAAGGTGAACCTATGACCCTTGCGTGCCTTTTTGCCGGGACCTGTGATAACCTCCCAGATGTCGTCGCCCTTGTTGTTAAGAAGAAGGAACTCGACCACAGAGCCTGTGTCTACCCTTGTGCCGTAAAGGCGTGCGGGAAGAACCTTTGTGTCGTTTAGAATAAGGCAGTCGCCGGGCTCGATATACTGCGCGATATTATGAAAAATATCGTGCTTGACGGCGCCCGTTTTTTTGTCGAGCACCATGAGTCTCGAACTGTCGCGCGGCTCGGCGGGATGCTGTGCAATGAGTTCCTGCGGCAGGTCGTAAAAGAAATCGCTTTTTTTCATTATTTTTCCTCAGCTTTCGTGTCCTGAGACTAAAAAAGTATTTGACTTGCAATATCCGTTGGTGGTATTATTTTAATGTTATATCCTGACGGAGCTTCTTTTCAAGGTCACACACTATTATATTGCAAAATCTCTGTCAATACAACAATTTTTTCACTCAAAAACGTTTTTCGGAGGAACTTTATCATGAAGCATTTCAAAGTAGGTATCATAGGCGCAACAGGTATGGTCGGTCAGAGGTTCGCCACCCTGCTTGAGGATCACCCCTGGTTCGAGGTCTGCGCGCTCGCCGCTAGCTCGCGCTCCGCGGGCAAGACATACGAAGAGGCTCTCGGAACCAAATGGTGCATGAAAAAGCCCATTCCCGAAAAGTTCAGGAACATGATAATCATGGACGCGGAGAAAGATGTTGAAAAAATCGCATCGATGGTCGATTTCGTCTTCTGCGCGGTCAACATGAACAAGGATGAAATAAAGGCGCTCGAGCTCAAATATGCAAAAGCCGAATGCCCCGTTGTTTCAAACAACAGCGCAAACCGCTTCACTCCCGATGTTCCGATGATAATCCCCGAGCTCAACCCCGATCACGCTGACATAATCAAGGCGCAGAGGGAGAGACTCGGCACAAAGCGCGGATTCATCTCCGTCAAATCGAACTGCTCACTTCAGAGCTACGTTCCGGCGCTGTTCCCGCTTTCCGAGTTCGGAGTCAAGGATGTTCTCGTCTGCACATATCAGGCGATCTCCGGCGCGGGCAAGACATTTGAGACATGGCCCGAGATGATAGATAACGTCATCCCCTACATCGGCGGCGAGGAAGAGAAGTCCGAGAGAGAGCCGCTCAAGATATGGGGCAAGATAGAGGGCGGCGAGATAGTTCCCGCGAAGAGCCCAAACTTCACCGCACAGTGCCTGCGCGTTCCCGTATCGGACGGTCACATGGCGGCGGTATTCGTAAGATTCGAAAACAAGCCCACAAAAGAACAGATACTTAAAATCTGGAAGGATTTCAAGGGATATCCTCAGCAGGTCGGGCTGCCCAGCGCGCCAAAGCAGTTCCTCAACTACTTTGAAGAGGACAATATGCCTCAGACTCGCCTCAACAGAGAGCTCGAGGGCGGCATGGCGATTTCGGTCGGCCGTCTGCGCGAAGATACCCAGTATGATTACAAATTTGTCTGCCTTTCACACAATACGCTCAGAGGCGCCGCCGGCGGAGCCGTGCTCATGGCGGAGCTGCTTTGCGAAAAGGGATATATGGACAGATAACATAAAAGCCGCCCGGCTGTCTGTCCGGGCGGTTTCCGTTTTTTTAGGAGGCCGGCTTTATGAAGAAAGCTGTTTTCACAGGAGCGGCGGTCGCACTCGTCACGCCGTTTCATAAAGACGGAAGTATAAACTACGGAAAGTTAGAAGAGCTTATAGATTATCAGATCGAAAACTCCACGGACGCCATAGTTGTATGTGCAACGACCGGCGAGAGCCCGACATTGAGCTACGAAGAGCACGAGCAAATCGTGCGCCGCTGTGTTGAACATGTTGCCGGAAGAGTTCCCGTCATTGCGGGAACGGGCAGCAACGACACAAAAAATGCGCTAAAGCTTTCAAACGACGCGGAAAGAGCCGGAGCCGACGGTCTGCTTATGGTCACGCCGTACTACAACAAGACATCGCAGGCAGGACTGATAGAGCATTTCAATTTCATTGCGGACAGGGTCAGCACACCGATAATCCTCTACAATGTGCCAAGCCGCACGGGGCTGAACATAAAACCCGAGACCTATTATGAACTTTCGAAGCATAAGAATATAGTGGCGGCAAAGGAAGCAAACGGCGACATTTCCGCGCTCGCGCAGACTGTAAAGCTCTGCGGCGACGAACTTACGATATACAGCGGAAACGATGACCAGATAACGGCGTTCATGTCGCTCGGCGCAAAGGGAGTTATCTCAGTGCTCTCAAATATCGCGCCGAGGGCGGTACACGACATGGTCAAAATGTATCTTGATGGCGACACCGCCGCGAGCACCGAGCTTCAATTAAAATATCTCGACCTTTGCAGCAGCCTGTTTTCCGATGTGAATCCCATACCCGTAAAAGAAGCGATGAACATGATGGGCATGGAAGTCGGCTCATGCAGGCTACCGCTGGCGCAGATACAGCCGCAGGCGAAGGAGAAGCTCAGGAGAAGCCTCTCCGCTCTCGGAATGATATAAGCTCGAAAGGAACGGCACATGGGTGCCGTAAGGCGAAATAATGCTGAATATTATGCTCAGCGGATGCTGCGGAAGCATGGGCAGAGCCGTCACCGCTTTTGCCGGCAACCGTGACGATATTAAAATAACAGCGGGAATAGACCGCGAGGGGCGCGAATGCAAATTTCCGACATTTGTCTCGCCTTTCAGCTTCAACGGAAAGGTCGATGTTATAATCGACTTTTCATCCCCTGCC